TTTTCCATTTGGCGAGCATGATGACCATTGCGATGCGGCGACACAGGCGTTAATGCGTTTCAGGCAAGGCGGCTTTCTTTCACATCCCGATGATTACGAGACGGTGAGGGAAGAGCGGGTTGGGAAAAGGGTTTATTACTGATGTCTATGCAGCCATATAACAATATCGGTACACCTCTTGGTGGTCCAGTTGACGATATGATGGACGACGAGGACATTGATGGCCTTCCTGAAATCGACGATGAAGCCGAGGTCGAAGAAGAGAACACCGAGGTCGAAGAGATCGAGTTCCAAGCAAATCTGGCCGAGGTCCTAGATGAGGCGATCATGAAGAAGATCGCCTTGGATCTGGTAGACCTGATTGAGAATGACGACAGCAGCCGCAAAGAATGGAAGAAGGTCTATGATGAGGGGATGATCCTCCTTGGTCTGACCTTTGAGGAGCGTTCGGAACCTTTTGAAGGTGCGTCCGGCGTGACCCATCCTATTCTGAACGAGGCTGTGACACAGTTCCAAGCACAGTCGTACAAGGAATTGCTGCCCCCGGGCGGCCCTGCGAGGGCGGCGATCATCGGAAAGGTGACACCTGAGCGTGAAGCACAGGCGGAGCGCGTAAAGGCGTACATGAATTACCAGATCACTCAGGTCATGGAAGAGTATGACCCTGACTTTGATCAGATGCTGTTCTATGTTGGATACGGCGGCAGCACCTTCAAGAAGGTGTATTACGACACATCTTTGGAAAGGGCGACAAGCCCATACGTTTTGCCAAAGGATTTGATTGTTCCGTATCTTGCAAGAGATTTAATGACGGCGGAGCGCGTTACACACGTATTACGTATGAGCAAGAACGAACTCCGCAAGCAGCAGGTGAGCGGATTTTATCGGGACGTGGACCTCGGGGAACCGGCGGAGACCGAGCGCGACCAGATCCAAGAGCGGCTGGACGATATTTCTGGCAGGGAACCTACGGGCGACAGCGAAGAGTACGCTTTGTACGAGTGCCACTGCAACCTTGACATAGAGGGTTTTGAAGACACGGACGAGGACGGTGAAGAGACTGGCATCAAACTGCCGTACATTGTTACGTTCGACCCTGATTCGATGGAAGTTTTGTCCATCCGTCGCAACTACCGTGAAGACGATCCGAAGAAAAAGAAGCGTCAGTACTTTGTTCACTATAAGTTTTTGCCGGGGTTAGGGTTTTATGGCTTTGGGCTGGTTCACCTTTTGGGGAATCTGTCACGATCTTCGACCTCCATCCTCCGACAGTTGATTGACGCAGGGACACTTTCCAATTTGCCGGGTGGATTTAAGACAAGGGGCCTCCGAATGGAGGACCAAAGTCCTATTCAGCCCGGAGAGTGGCGGGATGTCGATGCTCCGGGTGGCGCATTGCGTGAAGGGCTGATGCCTTTGCCGTATAAGGAGCCGTCTGCGGTACTTATGCAGCTTTTGGGCTTCTGTATTGATGCCGCGCAGAAGTTTGTGGGGACCACGGACCTTGGAATGGGTGATTCCAATCAGGAAATGCCTGTTGGAACGACGATTGCGTTGCTGGAGCGCGGTTCGAGGGTCATTTCTGCTGTTCACAAGCGGTTGCACAACGCCCAAATGCAGGAATTGAAGCTGCTGGCGCAGGTTTTTGCTGATTCGCTGCCACCTGAGTACCCATATGAGGTAATTGGCGGCGAACAGACGATTATGGCTGCTGATTTCGACGGTCGGGTGGACGTAGTTCCTGTCAGCGACCCGAATATCTTCTCTATGACGCAGCGGATCTCGCTTGCACAGCAGCAGTTGCAGTTGGCACAGGCTGCACCGCAGATGCACAACCTTTACGAGGCGTACCGACGGATGTACTCGGCCCTCGGAGTACAAGACATTGATCTTGTACTACCTCCTCCCCCTCCACCGCAGCCTGAAGACGCTCTTTTGGAGAATGCTCGGTCGTTGGTGATCCCATCTGGCGGCAATCCTTTGAAGGCGTTCCCTGATCAGGACCATATTGAGCATATGAAGACCCATATTGCCTTCATTCAGATGCCAATCATGCAAACATCCCCTGCTGTGTACGGCGTTTTGCTGTCACACATCTTGGAACATGCTTCTTTGGCGTCGCAACAGATGGTTGTGTTGAAAATGCAGCAGGAAATGGGCATGAATATGCCTAACCTTGACCCTGTCCAGATGGCTGCGGAGATTGCGAAGGAAGAATCGCAGTTGATGGGTCAGTTGTTGCAACAGCTTGTTCCGCCACCACCACAGGGCGTAGACCCATTGATTGAAATCCAGCAGCAGAACTTGCAGCTTAAGGGTCAGGAATTGCAGCAGAAGGGTCAGGAAAGTCAGGCGCGTCTACAGTTTGACCAGCAGAAGCTGGCAAAGAAGGACGCTTTGGACCGCGAAAGATTGCAATCCATGGAAGATGTGGCACAGTTACGTGCAAATGTCTCACTTGAACGCGCTAGACAGTAAGGGGTTACGCTGATGCCGATAAATAAGTACGTAGGTCGTAAATATGCTAACGGCGGCAGTGTACAGTCTACCGCTCAGAAGTTGCAGAGTATGGGGCGTAATGGCGACACCATATTAGCCCACATTAACCCAAAAGAAGCTGCCCTGTTAAAGCGTATGGGCGGCAGTGGCAAAATTAATCCGAACACGGGGCTAATGAGTTTTGAACCCGGATTCGGGGGATTTGGTTCAGGGGCGAGTGGTAATTACGGTGGCGGTAGTTCCGGCAGTTACAGCGGTCCTCCCAGCGGTAGTTCCGGCAGTAGTAACTCAGGCGGATGGCAGGGGCAAGGCCGTGGCTCTGGTGTTACAGATGCTCGTCCGAATCCGGGCGGAGGCAACACTGGCGGCGGTAACTCCGGCCTTTCCGCTTCCCAAAAGAATATTCAGGCTGAAATTGATGCGAAAGCCGAAAAAGCAGCCCAAAAAGCAGCCAAAGCAGCCAAAGAAGCAGCCGAGAAGCAAAAAACAGCAGACGATGCTAAAGCTAAAGCAACTCAGGCTGAATTTGATAAGAAAGCCAGAGAGGCTGCGGCTAAAAAAGAAGCGGATGACCAACTTGCCAGAGAAGCTGCCGTTGCTAAGGCGGCGGAAGAACGTCGTGTTAGAGAAGCAGCAGCAGCAGAGACTGCTAGAAAAGAAGCTGAAGCTGCTGTTCAAAAAGCAGCAGACGATGCTAAAGCTAAAGCAACTCAGGAGGCGATTGATAAGAGTGTCAGGGAGGCTGCGGCTAGAAAAGAAGCGGATGATCAACTTGCCAGAGAAGCTGCCGTCACCAAGGCGGCGGAAGAACGTCGCGTTAGAGAAGCAGCAGAATCTGCCGCTGCGGTTAAACGTGAACAGGAGCAACAACAGGCTCGCGCCGAGGCTGCTGCCCAAGAAACTGCAAGAGTAGCGCAGGAGGCTGCTGCCCAAGAAACTGCAAGAGTAGCGCAGGAGGCTGCTGACAGAGAGTCTGCGCAACAACAAGCAAGGTTGAATGCAGCTAAAAAAGTTACCACGGAGGCCATGGTAGATAGGGTCGCGGGTAAAATTATTACTGTTGAGTCTGGCGGAGATCCTAACGCTCAGAACCCTACTTCTTCAGCGGAGGGCCTTGGTCAGTTTATTGATAAAACATGGATGGGTATGATTAGAAAATATCGTCCTGACTTGTTAACAGGACGAACTGAGGCAGAGGTTCTTTCTCTTAAAACAGATCCTGCGCTTTCTGTTGAGATGACAAAAAACTACGTCCGCGAAAATTCTGAAGGTCTTACAAATGCGGGATTTCCTGTAAACGAAGGCACCTTGTACCTGTCTCATTTTCTTGGGCTTGGCGGTGCTATAAACATGTTAAACGCTGCCGCAGATACCCCTGCGTCTGTTGTAGCGGGAGGAGGGGCTGCCACAGCAAACCCAACTGTTTTAGGTGGTGAAAAAACTGCTGCGGATGTTTTGAAGTGGGCCGACCTAAAGATGGGTGGGACCACCTCGTTTGATATTGCTAATCTTACTAGCACCACTCCCGCACAAGTTGCAGGTGGCAGCGGAAACTATATGTCCGGCGTTTCGACGGCACCATCAACTCAAAGTGCAGATGCTGGCTCTGATTCCAATTATTTTTACGGCACTCCCGTTAAACCGGTTCAATATGCCGAAGGTAATACTGGTACAAGTACCGATTATACTGTTGATTCAGGAGAAGCGGAACGTCTTATAATTCCCGCCGATCCCGCACTAGTTGCAGGTGGCAGCGGAAACTATATGTCCAATGTCTTGACGACACCTTCAACGCAATATGCAGATGATGGTTCTAATTTTGATTATTTTTACGGCACTCGCCCCGACACTTACACCCCTGCCCCTTCTTCTCCCGTACTACCGACGGCACCTAACTACGACTACATTTACAACACTCCCGAAACTTCCCCTTCTTCTCCCGTACTACCGACGGCACCTAACTACGACTACATTTACAACACTCCCGACACTCCTCCTGCGGTGGAAAAATCTTTTGTTGATGACCTATTATCGTTGTTTGACAGCACCCCTCAAATACAAAACCTTGAAGATCAAAATCTTTTAGCGGGTTTAACAAAGCAAGAATATGCCAATCTATATGCTAACGGAGATCTTTCTAAGGTCCAAAGCCGGATTGTGGACTATGGGAATGGGCCGGAGGTTGATTATTACGTTAAGGATTTAGGGGATATTGCGGGAGAAGCCTTATCTACTTTAGGCGGAAGTATTTCGACTGTTGGGCAAGGCATTGCGTCCCTCTTGGGTATTCCAACAGGCGGAACAAGCACTGCAATGCAACCCATAGTAACAGACCCATTTGTCCCTACGAAATCTGATCCCGTTGTCCCTACGAAATCTGATTCCGGCGGAACTGACGTACCTTCAACGCCAAAACCTCCCACCACGCCAACGACACCTGTGGTACCAACGACACCTGTGGTACCAACGACACCTGTGGTACCAACTATGCCAACCGTCCCTACCTTTGCACCGGCACAGAAGTATACTGGAACGCCAACGGTAGCCACTGCGGGGTTTGATTTCTCAAAGCCTTTTGCACCAAGACCGCCGATTGATTTTGCAAACCTTGGACCGGCATATGCCCCAACTGCTCTACCTACCGCACCACCAGTACAGCCTCTTCCGGGCATTCCCGGAGCGTTATACGCTGCATCACCTGTACGGCCTCTTCCGGGCATTCCCGGAGCAGCCTATGCCACCCCATCTTAATGATTAGGTTAACAAGGAGACTACCATGAACTATCCAATTCCACGCGCTGCCACTAAGACACCATCCATTGAGACATCGCAGTCAATCGTTAATCAAGGGACAATCCCTTTGAAGAACGGTTCTGCCGTCGGAGTTCCGCCAGCACCGAAGGGTAAACAGACTGCCCGTGGCTTTGGTGCAATGCTCCGCCCTCAGAAGTACACAGTGAGTTAATGTGGACCCTTTTACTCTCATTGCTGGAGCCACGGCGTTGTACAACGGCATTAAAGGTGCCGTGGACTCTGGTCATGAGATGCTGGACGTTGCTGAAAAGGTAGGTAATCTTTTCGCTAGGGTTGCTCAGATTACGCAACTCACGTCCGGAAATAGGAAGAAGCGTCTGTTTCAGTCGCAGGGCGAGTATGAAGCCGAGGCGATTAAGCTGTACACACTGAAGCAAAAGGCTCAAAAACTTCAGTTGGATACCCGCAACTTATTTGTAGGCGCATACGGAGTTGCAGCATGGGCGTCTATCCAAAAAGAGGTGACTGAGATGCGTAAACAGGCATCCCGCGAAGCCGCAGCCGCGCAGCGTGAGGCCGAGGAAAACCGGAAAGATCTGATCATGGGTCTTTGGCTCATTGCTGCTGTTATTCTGTTCTCCGTATGCGTTGGCATCGGAATGGTCGTGTTCACGCACAAATGAAATACTTTCTGGTAGCCATGATGATTGTTCTGACAGGATGCGAGGATCGGTACAGGTATCCGTGCCAAGATCCTAAGAACTGGGACGCGGCTGAGTGCAATCCCCCTATCTGCACCGCTTCCGGAACCTGTTCCGCAGACACCCTAAAACAAAACCCTTGCGGAGCCGTGGCACGATGAGAATTAAAGAGGACGAACTACACGCTCTTTTGCAGTTTATCATTGGGATATCCCTATGTCTTACACTGACAGGAACTGTCTTTGCTGTCTTATATAGTTTAATATTTGTAGTCCAACCGAT